TTCTCAAGGTATTAAATATAATGAGTTAAAAAATAAGATATCATCTGGAGAAATTAAATCTATAGAAGATTTAAAAAAATTAAAAACTATATCCAAATCTGATGAGAAAAAAACACAAAAAGAAGAAGGAGCTAATAAACTTTTTGAAAATGAATATTTTCTTATAGTTGAACCATTAAATGAAAAGGCTAGTAAGTTATACGGAGCTGGAACTAAATGGTGTACAACAGGTAAAGATGATGAAAGTACAGAATTTTGTTCTTATACAAACAGTTTGGATAAAAAGGGAAAATATAAACAAAGACTTATTTATATAATAGATAAAACTAAACCTAATACTGACAGAACATATAAGATGGCGTATAGTCTCCAAGTATTTGAAGCAACATTACCCGGGAAGTTTAAATTTGATCATATAGCGTTTACTCCTTATTTATACGATGCTAAAGACAAAGAATATTATTATACTACTCCATTCTTTAAAAAATATTTTAAATATATGGAAGAAAATAAAGTCCCAGTAGATAATATATTCCCATATAAAAGTGAAACACTTGTGAAAAAATAACACAAAAGTGCACTCTATAATAGAACTTTAATATTTATAATAAACACAAAGGTGTTTATACTGGTTAACTACCGTTAAATTTTACAACACAAATAAAAATAAAGGCAATTTAAGCTTATTTAAAAGCAGTTTGGCCTATTAAACAAAGTGTAATATATTATAATAACAAATTAAAAACCAAAATTAAATTTATGGACATTAATGCAATTAAACAGAGACTAAGTTCTCTACAAACGTCTAATTCTTCTGGTAAGAAAGAAAAAATCGACTATTCCAAGTACTATTGGAAACCAAAAACAGAGGGTAAATATCAAATCCGAATTGTACCTTCAGTCTTAAACAAAGAAAATCCATTCCAAGAAATTTTTGTTCACTATGGATTCGCTAAATTTCCTGTATATGCTTTAACTAACTGGGGTGAAAAAGATCCTATCGTTGAAATGGCTAATCAGCTAAGAGATGCTGGTGGTTCTGACAACTGGAAGTTAGCTAAAAAATTAGATCCTAAAATGCGTGTGTTCGCACCTGTAGTTGTTAGAGGTGAAGAAGACAAAGGCGTTCGTCTATGGGAATTTGGTAAAGAAATTTACATGCAATTATTAGGTATCGCTGAAGATGAAGACTATGGTGATTTCACAGACATTAAAGAAGGTCGTGATTTTACAGTAGAAATCGTTCCTAATGATAGTGGTGTGGGTGGTAAAATCAAAATCGGCAGTATCCGTATCAAACCTAAAACTTCACCTTTAAGTCCAGATGCTTCACAAATCAAATCATGGTTATCAGATCAACCAAATGTTTTAGAACTTCAAAAGAAATCAACTTTCGAAGATGTTAAAAATATGTTGGTTAAGTTCTTAAATCCAGATGCTGAAGAAGAAACAGTAACTGAAGAAGCAACTGATACACCAAATGATCTACCTTGGGAAGACTCAAGCACTACAGCAACATCAAACTATTCTATGAAGGGAAAAGCTAAAACTTCAAAAGCAGAAAAGTTTGACGCAATGTTTGAAGACGAAGAATAATCTCTAAAATTAAATAATAAATGGCCAAGAAAAAAGCTGATAAAGATGCTTTAATGACAGCAATCTCAAGTGAAATTAAAGCTAATTTCAATCTTGAGAAATTTAAAGAAAAAAAGCTGCTTAATAGCACTGTTAAATTCAAAGAGCAAAGATGGATTCCATTCTCTGAAGCTCTACAAGACTCAGCTTCAATTCCAGGTGCAGCTATAGGTCATATTAATCTTTTAAGAGGACACAGTAATACAGGTAAAACAACAGCTTTGCTTGAACTAGCAATTAATGCCCAGAAAATGGGCATTTTGCCTGTGTTTATCATCACAGAGATGAAATGGTCTTGGGAACATGCTAAGCAAATGGGTTTTAAAGTTGAAGATGTAATAGATGAAGAAGGAAATGTTGTAGACTATAAAGGTTTTTTCTTATACAATGATAGAAGTTCATTAGGTACAATTGAAGATGTAGCAGAATTTATAGCTGACTTGTTAGATGAACAGAAAAAAGGTAATTTACCTTATGATTTATGTTTTTTCTGGGACTCAATCGGTTCTATACCTTGTAAAATGAGTGTTGAAGCTAATAAAAACAATCCAATGTGGAATGCTGGTGCAATGTCACAACAATTTGGAAATTTTATTAACCAACGTTTCCCACTATCAAGAAAAGAAACATCAGTATACACTAATACTATGGTAGCAATTAATAAAATTTGGATTGCACCAGCTGAAAACATGTTTGCTCAACCTAAAATGAAGATGAAAAATGGTGAAACAATGTTTTTAGATGCTTCTATTGTTGTTACATTTGGTAATATTACAAACAGTGGAACAAGTAAATTAAAAGCAACTAAAGATAAAAAAGAAGTTGAGTTTGCGGTTCGTACTAAAGTATCGGTTGATAAAAATCACGTTACAGGGTTACAAACTAAGAATACGGTTGTAGCAACAGTTCACGGTTTTATCCATGATGATAATAAAGATATAGACAAATACAAAAAAGAACACGCTCATGAATGGGTACATATCTTGGGAAGTGTAGATGGTATTGGTCTTATTGAAGATACATCTGAATGGGAAGAAAGTAAAGAAAACATTACTCTTATAGATGAAGAATAATGGATAAAGAAACCCTACTAAAATTATTAGATAATATAACTGAAGACTCTAAGCCTGTTGAGAAAGCCACTTTCAACAAGCATGATAGAGTCTTGGTTATAGATGGGTTGAACTTGTTTTTGAGAAATTTTTCAGTTTTGAATTATATAAACCAAGATGGAGTTCACATAGGTGGTTTAGGAGGGTTTTTAAGATCATTAGGAGCCCTAATAAACACTAACAAACCCACTTCGGTTTATATAGTATTCGACGGAGTAGGTTCTTCCATAAACAGGAAGAACTTACTGCCCGAATACAAATCAGGTCGAAATCTTACTAGAATCACAAATCATGTTGGTTTTGAAGATATAGACGATGAACAAGATTCTAAAGTAAATCAAATAACGCGTTTAATACATTATTTAAAGTGTTTACCCGTGAATCTTATATCACTCGATAAAGTCGAGGCAGATGATATTATAGCGCATTTATCCAACTATATGTCAACTAAATACAATAGTAAGATAACTATAGTATCAGCAGATAAAGATTTTTTACAAATTGTAAATGATAACATAACAGTTTATAGTCCTATTATTAAAGAATTCTACACCCCAAAGGCAGTTAAAGAAAAATTTGGCCTTCCAGCTTATAATTTTATATTATATAAGACGCTTATGGGAGATAATTCAGATAAAGTAGTAGGTGTTCCTGGATTAGGACCTAAAAAATTATTTAAGTTGTTTCCTGAGTTAGTTGATTCTAAAATCACTTTAGAAGATATATTTGAAATAAGTGCTACTAAATATAAAGAAAACGTTCTTTATTCAAAAATAATACTTGAGGAAGAAAAACTTCGTAACAACTATAAAATTATGAATCTTAGTAATCCATTAATGGATGAAGATGAAAAATTGTATGTTGAAGCAATAGTTGAACAACCTATTGAAAAACTTAAAGTAGCAGAATTTATTAAATTATATAATGAAGATGGTTTAGGAAATATTTTAAAGAATGTAGACTATTGGATTAGAAATACATTTACAGTACTAAGTAGTTTTAAATAAATAAAAGTTATGACATTAAATACACTCGCCCAATATGGGACAGGATTTCAAATTAAAGTTCTGTCCTCACTTTTGACACATAAAGAGTTTTTGATAAACATCCATGATGTCTTGAGTGAAGAATATTTTGATAATTCCGCTCATAAATGGATTATCTCTAGAATATTAGAATACTATACTAAGTATCATACAACTCCATCAATGGATGTTATTAAAACTGAAGTTAAGAAAATTGACAATGAAATACTTCAGTTATCTATTAAAGAACAGCTTAAAGAAGCATACAAAGCTTCAGAAGATGATCTAGCATATGTAGAAGAAGAGTTTTCTAATTTTTGTAAAAACCAACAACTTAAAAAAGCACTTATGACTTCAGTAGAATTATTGAAGGCAGGTGATTATGATTCAATTAGAAATTTAGTTGATAATGCTTTAAAAGCTGGTGGTGATAAGAATTTAGGATTAGAATATAATAAAGATGTAGAAACAAGATATCGAGAAGAGTCACGAATTGTTATTCCAACACCTTGGGACACTTTTAATAAACTATTCCAAGGAGGTTTGGGGAATGGGGATTTTGGTCTTATATTCGGTAATCCGGGAGGTGGTAAATCTTGGTCACTGATAGCACTTGGTGGTTGGGCTGTTAAATTGGGTTACAATGTAATCCACTATACACTTGAATTAAGTGAAAGTTATGTTGGTAAACGTTACGATGCTTTCTTTACAGGAATACCTGTTAATTTAATTCATGACTATAAAGAAAAAGTACAAGACACTGTAGATAAATTAGAAGGTAATTTGATTATCAAAGAATATTCTCCAGGTAAAGCTTCTATTTCAACTATAGAAGCTCATATTAAAAAGAATATTGATCAAGGTGTGAAACCAGATCTTATCATTATAGACTATGTGGACTTGTTAAGATCTAAAAGATCTAAAGGTGATAGAAAAGAAGAAATTGATGATATTTATGTA